TAGGGGCCGTCGCCGAGGTGCGCGCACCTTGAGCGAGGCGATCGACGCCGTCCTGCAGAAGGCGCTCACACCGGGGCAGGCCCGGCGCCTGCTCGAGAACCTGCACACGCTCCCCCTGGCCGAGCGCGTGGCCCTGCTGGAGGACATCGAGCATCTGGAGCACGCGGAGCAGGTGCGCCGCTGCAAAGACGACTTCCTGGCGTTCTGCAGGCACGTTTACCCCAACTTCAAGGAGGGGCCGCACCACCGGTTCGTCTCTCCCATCCTGAAGAAGGTGGTCGAGGGCACGGAAGAGCGCCTGACGGTCAGCATGCCGCCGCGTTTCGGCAAGTCCGAGACGATCGCCTACCTGTTTGTGGCGTGGTACCTGGGGCACCACCCGGATCATTACGTGATCATGGTGACGCACACCGCCGGCCTCTCGACGGTGTTCGGGCGCAAGGTCAGGAACCTGATCGAAAGTCAGGTCTACCGGGAGATCTTCCCCGGCACGATCATCTCCAAGGACAAGACGGCCTCCGACGACTGGGCGACCACCCGGGGCGGCACGTATCTGGCGGTCGGCGTGGGCGGCAACATCGCGGGCTACGGCGCGCACCTGCTGGTGGCCGACGATCTGGTGTCCGAGCAGGCGGTGATGGCCAATCCGGACACCGCGTTCGAGAACGCCTGGAAGTACATGCAGGCAGGCCCGCTGCAGCGCCTGATGCCCGACGGCCGGATCATCATGATCGGCACGCGCTGGGGCAAAAAGGACCCGATCGGACGCGCGTTGTCCTGGGCCACCGACGATCCGCACCACAAAAAGTGGCATGAGATCCGTTTTCCGGCGATTCTTCCCAGCGGCAAGAGCTTGTGGCCCGAGCAGTGGCCGGTAGACCAGCTGCTGGCCAAGAAGGCGGGCATGACGCGCGCGTTCTGGAACGCGCAGTACATGCAGGATCCGACCTCCGAGGAGGGGGCGCTCCTCAAGCGTGAGTGGTGGAACATCTGGCTGCGCCCCGATCCCCCGCCCGTCGAGTACATCATCCAGAGCTGGGACACGGCGCACGAGACCAAGACGCACAACGACTTCAGCGCCTGCGGCACCTGGGGCGTGTGGTTCAACGAGAAGACCAACCGGCGCGAGCTCATGCTGCTTGACGCCTTCAAGGACCGGTGGGAGTTCCCGCAGCTGAAGAAAAAGGCCTTGGAGACCTACAAGAAGTGGGACCCCGAGTGCCTGATCATCGAGAAGAAGGCCTCTGGCGGCCCGCTGATCCAGGAATTGCGCCAGATGGACATGATCGTCGAGGAGTTCAGCCCCTCGCGCGGGCGCGCCAACACCTCGAACGACAAACGGGCCCGGGTCAACGCGGTCTCCACGGTCTTCTCCGATGGGCTGGTCTGGGTGCCCGACCTTGCCTGGGCGCGTGAGGTGGTCGACGAGTGCGCCGACTTTCCCAACGGCGAGTTTGATGACTTCGTCGACATGACGACGCTCGCTGTCAGCCGTTACCGGCGCGGGGGCTTCGTGGTACTTTCCGACGACCGTCCGCAGGAGGAGCTGATTCGCGCCCCTCGGCGCACCCCCTACTATTAAGGAGCCGCAATGGCCACCCCAACGAACATGGACTCGGGCCTGTACGCGCCGCCGACCGGCATCCCCCAGGCGGCCGAGCAGGAAACGGCCTACGAGATCGAGGTGGTGGACCCAGATGCGGTCTCCGAGGAAGAGGCGATGCTCCTGGCCTCGTTCAGCGACGAGGCGCAGGCCGAAGCAGACACGGGGTTCTCCGACAATTTGGTCGAGCAGCTGGACGAGTCCACGATCGCCATCCTGGCCAGCGAGCTGACCCACGACATCGACAACGATCGCAACAGCCGCGCCGACTGGGAGAAGCTGTACATCGACGGCATCAAGCTCCTGGGACTCAAGCGCGAGCCGCGCACCAGCCCCTGGCCGGGCGCAAGCGACGTGAACCACCCGATGATCACCGAGGCGATGGTGCGCTTCCAGTCCGAGATGATCACCGAGACGTTCCCGGCGGCGGGCCCGACCAAGGCCAAGATCATCGGCAAGGAGACGCCCAAGAAGAAAGAGGCCTCCGAGCGCGTGATCACCGACATGAACTACATGCTGACCGAGCGCATGCCGGAGTTCCGCGGCGAGCACGAGCGCCTGCTGTTTGGTCTGCCCGGGTGCGGCGCCGGGTTCAAGAAGGTCTACTACGACCCCTCCAAGGGTCGGCCGGTGAGCGAGTACGTGCAGGCCGGCGACGTGCTGCTGCCCTACGGCGTGTCGGGCGCGCGGGCCTCGCACCGCGTCACCCACGTGATGCGCAAGACCGAGAACGAGATCCGCCGCCTGCAGTACACAGGGTTCTACCGCGACGTCGAGCTGACGTTGCCCGTCAAGAACATCGACGAGATCCGACAGGCGATGGACGAAGAGATCGGCATGAACGATCTCAACGACGAGTTCTACACGTTGTACGAGTGCTGCGTCGACCTCGACCTGAAGGGCTTCGAGGACACCGACGAGGACGGGCCCACCGGGGTGGCGCTGCCCTACGTGGTCACGCTGATCCGCGACACCAACATCGTCTTGTCGGTGCGCCGCAACTGGAAGGAAGACGACGCGCTCAAGCAGCGCCGCCAGCACTTCGTCCAGTACGACTACATCCCCGGCTTCGGCCCCTACGGGTTTGGTCTGTTCCACCTGATCGGCAGCTTTGCCAACTCGGCCACCGGCACGATGCGCCAGCTGATGGACGCGGGCACCCTGTCGAACCTGCCGGGCGGACTCAAATCCCGGGGGCTGCGCATCAAGGGCGAGGACCAGCCGATCGAGCCGGGCGAGTTCCGCGACGTCGACATCGGCGGCGGGACGATCAAAGACAACATCCTGCCGCTGCCGTACAAGGAGCCCAGCGCCACGCTGTTCAACCTGCTGCAGATGATCATCGAGGAAGGACGCCGGTTCGCCTCGACGGCTGACATGCAGGTCTCCGACATGAGCGCCCAGGCGCCGGTGGGCACGGTGCTCGCGCTGATCGAGCGCCAGCTGAAGGTGCTGACCGCGGTGCAGGGCCGCACGCACAACTCGCTCACCCAGGAGTTGAAGCTCATCAAGCAGCTGGTGGTCGAGAACATCTCCGACGACCCCGAGTACGACTACGAGCCCGAGACCGGCAGCCCGCCGGCGCGCCGCGAAGACTACGCCATGGTCGACGTGGTGCCGGTGAGCGACCCCAACGCCTCCACCCTGGCCCAGCGTGTGGTGCAGTACCAAGCCGTGATCCAGCTGGCCCAGATGGCGCCCCAGATCTACGACTTGCCCCAGCTGCACCGCGGCATGCTCGACGTGCTGGGCATCAAGAACGCTGACAAGCTGGTGGCCCTGCCCGACGACCTGCGCCCGGTGGACCCGGTGAGCGAGAACATGGCGGTCTTGAAGGCCAAGCCGGTCAAGGCGTTTCTGCATCAGGACCACGAGTCGCACATCCGCGTGCACATGTCGGCCATGCAGGACCCGATCATCATGAAGCTGCTGGGCCAGAACCCACAGGCCCCGATGCTGATGGCCGCGATGCAGGCGCACGTCGCCGAGCACGTGGGCTACGCCTACCGCCAGAAGATCGAGCAGCAGCTTGGGATGCCGATGCCGGCCGAGGGTGAGAAGCTCTCGCCCGAGCTCGAGGTGGCGCTGTCCGGGATGATGGCCCAGGCCGCCCAGCAGGTGCTCATGCAGAGCCAGCAGAAAGCTGCCGCCGAGCAGGCCGCCCAGCAGGCCAAGGATCCGGTGCTCCAGATGCAGCAGAAGGAGCTCGAGATCAAGGCCAAGACGGTGGAGATCGCCGACACCAAGATGAAGCTCGACGCCGCGGCCAAGGCCGACGAGCTGGCGCTGGCGCGCGAGAAGATGGAGAAGGAGCTCGAGCTCAAAGGCGCGCAGTTGGGTGTCGACGTCGAGAAGAGCCGCACCGAGTTGGCGGCCAAGCAGATAGCCGAGGGCACGCGCATCGGCGCGCAGATCGCCCGGGACAAGGCGCGCGACCGCCTGGACCAGAAGAAGTTGGACAAACCCACCCCACCTAAACCGAGCAAACCATGATCGACCAATTCGCAGCCGCGCTGCGCGCAGAACTGAAAGAAGACGTCGAGAGCCACGGAGCCCGCATCCTGGCGGGCAAGTGCGCCACTTTCGACGAGTACCGCTATGCCGTCGGCGTGCTTCGGGGACTCACGCTGGCCGAAAACAGGCTCCAGTCCCTGCTTGAAAGAGTGGAAAAAGCAAATGACAACTGACAACGAAGCCCTGTTGGCCAACCCGCCGCGGTGGGCGACCGCAGAAGACTACGCAGCGCAGATCGCTGCGGTAGCGCCCACCATCCAGCCGGCCGACGAGCCATCGCCGGAAGCCTCTGACGAGCAAAAGAGCACTTCGATTCCGGACCCCACGGG